TGGTAAAGGTGTAAGTAATATAGTAGATGCTACAAAGACAAGATTTAAGAACGCTGGTAAAAACCCTATAGAACATATGAAAAACTGGTCAACTACTGGAAACCAATTAGGTGACTCTATGATAGAAGGTTCTACTGGCCGGAGTGTACGAAACCACTATGAGCAAGTACTTAAAAAGCAAGGTTACAAGGGTGACGAGTTACGGATGAGAGCTGATGTTATGGCTCGGACTGACCCAGATAATCTAGCAAGAGATTTATACGCACCACAGGCACGAAAAGATGCTGGTTTAGGTAGTGGAATATCTAAGAGAAGCACCTTTGAGAAAACGGCTCAAAGAGCAATCGCTGATGGTTTAGCTGGAGTGATGGGTAAAGAATACTCAAGAGGTGGTGAAGTATTAGCTAAGGGAGTAACTAGACTTGTGCTTGGTTATCCTAGTGCCGTTGGCCGCTCTTTGCTCGCTGGTGCGCAACGAGTAGTACCACTTGCTAACGTAGATACCATAAAAGCATTTACAGCCAAAGACCCTACGATGAGAGCTGCTGCAATTAAGGAATCAATTAAAAAGTCTGGTTCAGCCGCAACAGCCGCCACTATATTCACAGCGATGGGTGCTAACGATATGGTCACAGGTGCATATCCTAAAGACCAAAACGAGCGCGATAGGTGGCAACGTGAAGGCATAAAAGAGAACAGTATTAAACTTGGTGACGCTTGGTACGATATACCATCATATATGGGTTCATTTGGATTACCAGCATTGGTCTACGCTTCAATAGGTAGAAATGATGGTATTAACGAAAAGTCATTGACTGATATTAAGTCTATTGTAGGTGCTATGTCACCAACAGATAGCATTACTGATATAGCTGATATGTTAGATGGCACAACTGACTTTGGTAAATATAGCCAAAGAGTAGTTAGCTCTGCTGGTAGAATGGCCACTCCTTACGGTTCACTTCTAAACCAAGTTAGTAAAGTGTTTGATCCAACTCAGAATGATACAAAGACAGACACCTGGACTGGAACCACTTTTAACAAGTTATTAGACGGAATCCCTATATTAGACAGAAATCTACCAGATAAGACTGATAAAGAGGGAAACACACTGTATAACCCATCAGTATTTGAAACAATGATTGGTTCTAACGGTGCGGTTCAAAAAGGTGGAGAACAGCGTTCAAAAGAGATTAACGATGATATAAACTCTACCCTAAGCTCTATAGATAAACACGGTGCGCTTGAAGATGAGACATTAAAATCAGTATTAGATGGCACCGCTTTAGAAGCCTACAATAAAGCTAAGACTGGTAAACAGCTTGATGAGAGTGAAATTAAGTCCTTACAAGAGGGCTTGGTCAAAGGCGTAAGCCAAGAAGGAACCGATACCGCATATCTTGAAAGAGAACAGTATGATACCAACCTAGCAGCTCTACGACTTAAAAGAGACCTTATGGAATCTGACCCAACAGTTGGACCAAGTTCAATGGAAAAGATTGAAACAGCTATAAAACGTGGTGAAATCTATAAAGACAACAAAACACCATATAAAGACATAGAACAGTATAAAGATGTTGGTGTTGAAGCGTGGCGTAAGATGGGTGACGAGTCTTGGAAAGAAGACGGAGATCCACAGCCAGATGAGTACGACCCAGAGATGTACGAAAAACTATGGCAGTTTGACCAGATGATGACCAAAGCTGGTGTGTCTTACGGTAAAGAACTAGATAAGGGTAAGTATTACCTTAAAGATAAGAAGTCTGGCTCCGGTAAAGGTGGAAGTGGTGGTAAAGGTTCAGGTAAACTTGGTAGTGACTTTGGTAAATTAAAAGCTGGCAGTTATGCTCCAAAGGTACAACAATACGCCACAATAGACCAGAAATCAGGCTCAGTACCTACAATCCAGACAATCAGACCTAATATAGTACACAAAATAACGCAATCAAGGTAAAATATAGATATGGCAGCAATAGACAACATACGCAATCTCGCACAGGACACTTACTATACTATTAACGATGCAGAAAATGATGACGAGGAGGAAGATTTAATAGCATTTGAAAACGACTTTATTAGAGGTTTTAATCTCTGGTCAGATGAGTACGAAACAGAAACCTATTGGAATCAACTCAGAGTTAATGACTATGAATTAGCGACAATAGCTAACGAGACTACCTTCTCTTTTGAATTATCTGAAGAATACCGAACACCAGTTATAAACCCAAACCAAGAGCTAAAATTCATTAGCGATGGTACGGTTATTGCTAGATTTAAGATGGTTGACCCTGGCCAAAGAGTAGTTGACGATGAGTTAGACCGACCAGATAGAGCTGCTTTTGTTGGTCGTAACATTGTATTATCACGAGTGCCTAAACCAGAAGAAGTTGGAGCGACAATCGTACTTGACGTAGTGGAATATCTACCAAAACTTACCAGAACTGATGATAGTGCTATTAGTCTACTCTATAACAAAAACTTGGCAGTACTTGGTGTATCTAAGAATAAAGCACTATCAGACGTGACGAAGGTCAGTCTAAGCCCTAGTTTTGCTCAGAAATATAATAACGAATTGAACAAAGCAATAGCCATCAATAACCAAAGTACTACTATTGATATGATGCGAAGGGATGATTACAGTAGCATAGGGGGCATTTGGTAATGGCCATTGATAAACCAGTAAAAGTAAAGGGAGCGCAAATTGTCACACCGGCACAGTGGGTGTCTTTTGCTAGTGGTTTAGATGAGCGTGGAGATTATAATATACCACCAGACGCATATAGCTATGGTCGTAACATCCGTGTTAACTCTGCTAATAACGCTACTAAGCGTCTTGGTAAGAAGAAGTGGCTGCCTAACTCAGTAGGATTTAACGGCGAAGTATCAACAGTTTATTACAATGATGAGATATATCATTTCATAGCTGACGATGGTGTAGTCAAATACTGCCAACCAAACGATACAGCCTGGACTAATTGTGGTGGAGCGAACACTATCACCACCACATCTGGTGTCATCACTACATTTATGCGTACAAACAATATGCTGTTCTGTATGAACGGAGTAGACAATTTACGCTTCGTAGACCTGAGTACTCTTGAGGTCGTAGTCTACTCTCTAGTGGCCGACCCAGTGAGCGCATTGACCTGTGCTGCTACTGGGATAAGCACCACTGGTGGCAACACTGTTTATTACGCAATCACCTATAACACTGAGGCTGGTACAGAAACAGCTATTGGTCCAATTAAGACACAATCTGTGTCTAAGAGCCGTTCTACTTGGAAAGCTGACGGTACAGAGTTCTTGACTATTAGTTTTAACGACACTCCACCAGCCGGTGCTGTAAGCCGTAACTTATACGGTGCTGTGACACTTAACGGCACAAGCCCTGTTTACAGTGATTTAATCAACATGGCATCAAATATACCTATTGCGGGCACCACTATAGTAGATGACGGTTCTATACCGTTTAACATCAACTTGGGTATACCACCAAGCGTCAATGCAACAGAAGGTATCAAAGCTAGTCTAGGTATAATCGTAGATAAGACACCGGTGTTCTATGGAGATCCAGACAACCCATATGACCTATTATTTGTTTTAGTAACTGAGACTGGGGTATCTTTTGGTGGTACTGAAACTCAGCGACTACCGCTATTAAAAGGTACTAACTTCTTCCCTACATCTGTTATTGGGTTCAGGAATAACCAGAACATACCGAGTTTATTATCTTTATTCTCCAGCACCGAGGGTACTTCTAAGCAACAAATTATCACTAAAAAGACCGTTACTTACGGAAATGAAGTATTGAGTTACTGGGACCCAGAAGAACTTAACGCCGGTGCATCTGCTGTATACGCTAAGTACGGCGTTATAAACTATCTTGGTAAACTGTTATTCCCATCATCTGAGGGTATTACAGCACTCCAGACAGAGGCCAACCTACAAAACGTATTATCTCCGTCTATCGTCAGTGAGCCAGTGGCAGAAACCTATAGAACTATTAAAAACGCTAATTTTGACAAGATAATAAGCGCTTCTTGGAACAACCTAGTATGCTACGCCGTACCGTCTCGCGGATTTAACTACAATAACCAAGTACTTGTGTACGATTTAACTAATAAAAATAAGCCAAAGTGGTACCTATGGGACCTTGAAGTTAACTGGATTGGTACAATATCACCACCAAACTCTGACAGCTTCTTATACATACGCCAGGGTAATGAGTTCTTCAAACTAGCTGACACTTACGTTGCAGAAGATGAGAACAGTGATGGAACATCAACACCGTTCCCAGTTGCGGTTGAAAGCTCTTTGCAAGCTACGAGTGCTGCCAAAAACAGCTTCTTTGCTGCGACTCAGGCTGTGGTTTATCTTGCTAACTTTATTGGTACAGCAAACATTACAATCTCCTATGTAGACAAAAAAGGTAAAACTAAGACTAAAACTAAGTCTTTCACTAACGGTACTCCTTCTCGTAATACAAGCGCTGGTTGGAGCAGCCCACGACTATTATTCCGTTCTTGGAATAACAGACTGATTAACTGGTCAACTCCAATACCGACTACCAGCGAGGCAAATGACTCACTTAAAAAGGTTAGGCGATGTAGGATAAGACTGCCAAACAGGGTGGTAAATGAAGCTAAATTTAGGGTGTCTAGTGACCTAGAAAACACCTCTTTTGATGTCGTTAACGCGGTGATAGAGGGCGTGAATATAGGCGTGATTGGTGATATAGTATAAGTATTATGAAAAAAGATAAAGTAACTCCAGACGAAGAAGTAATGAACTATCTTGCTGAATGGCAAAGAGGTAAAGAGTTTGTAGACAAAAACATTAGAGATTTCAAAAGATTAGATACGATAACTAACGCTCAGTACGATGGTGCTAGTGGCAAGAACCCTAATATTGGTGACACCACAGTGGCCGGTATTGTCCGTCAGATGATGCGTACAGCAGTCAAGAACATACCTTCAGTATCAATAGCTATCAATGGCTCTAAAAGCACCGTAGAGGCCCTTACCTGTCGTTTTCTAGTAGAAGATGTAGTTCTGAACCCTAACACCTTTGGCAAGGGCTTTATCAACGTCCTACAGCTTGGTGGACGTGGTGCGCTATCTCGTGGGTTTAACCTATTCCAGATAACTGCTACTAAGATGTATGGCCAGTTTGGTGTAGTGCCAAAACTTATTCACTTCAATGACTTTGCGATCGAGCCAGGCACACAAGATGGTAGTCACAGTCCGTACTTCTACATCAGAACCAAGATGACTCCTGGCAAGATACAGCATATTTATGATATAGAAACAGCTAAAGTTGAAAATGGTGGTGCTACAACCTACAACCTAGACGCACTAAAAGCGCTCATTGAAACTGGTCCAGACAGTAGTGGTTCAGCTGATTATTCTGAATATTTAACACCTAGCGAACAAGCTAAAATAGATGCTGATTCTCCTACCTTTGACATTATCACTCGTTATTCTATGAACCGTACAGATGATATTTGTACCTTTAGCCCTGGTATCAATCAGAAAATTAGAACTGTTGAAAATCGCTCAAAGTTCGGCTACCCACGATCTATATTCCTAGTCATTGACCCAGCAGAGTTATCTCCATTTGGTGACAGTCGCGTTCGTCTAGCAAGTCCTAATCAAAACTTCTTAATGGCTTTGAGACAGAACGTGGCCACCACTTGGATGTATAACAGCAAGCCAACTATGGTTAAGATGGGGCTGTTCACAGGTGCTACTGACCTAAAAAGCGGTGGTGTTATCAGCTCAACTGACTCTAACGCTAAGATTCAACTACTTACATTAGATACAGCTACTAGCCAGCAATACCCTAAGATTAGTGAAGAGATTACTAAGCAAATACAGAATATGATGGGTATGAACCCTGGTCAGTCTCTTGGTGCTATCGGTGAGTCTAAGACTGGTGTTGGAGCGCAGAAACAGGCTGCAAGTATAGATGAGTCTGTTCAACAGATAACCAACATCATAGAAGAGTTCTTGCGGCACTATGTCATATCTGCACTTGATTTATACCTATCAGAGCAAGACGGTGAAGGTGTCATCTATGTTGATGACGCTACCAGAGAAGACATAATGAGAATTAACCCAGAAGCGTTCCCTGACCCACTAAACCCTAACGCGCTCCGTACTAACTGGAATGAGCTATACGACTACATTAAGAAGATAGACGCATTTGTAGACACTACAATGAGCAAAAAAGACTGGACTAACGAGAAACGTGCTGACTTGCAGGATGCAGTCACAGTTATGAGCCAGACTACTGACCCTAACGACCCACAGGCAGTCGCTAAGAAGAAACTTGTTGAAGATAAGCTACTTGATGAGACAGCTCCGGAACTCTCTACAGCTCTTAATAACCTCCCAGATGCACCTATGCCACAGGATATGGGCTTGACTCCACCACCACAATAATGTAAAAATATAAGCAATATGGCCACAGAAGACATACCATACAATATAAGTGACTTTGCTACTCCAGATACCAAAGAAGAGCAAGATCCAGACCAACCAAACAAGTCAGTTCTACACGAAATGATGACCTATATTGATGGCGCACTATCTGAACATAACTCATTTGACGTTATTGACTTGGCTGATACTGCAAAAATGGACCCACGACAACAGATAGCAGTCCATAAGCTGGTAACACAGCACCTACGAAGTGTTCGGAACGTACTAAACGACAAAATAAGGGAGCTGAGGTAAATATGGACGCTGACGAAGAGTTTGATAAAGCATTTGAGGGTTTTGGTGAAGACAAAGAGCCAGTAACTCCAGAGGTAGAAGTACCAAAAGAAGAAGAAAAGCCAGTTGAGGAAGTTAAAGAAGAGGCAAAAGAAGAGCCTGTTAAAGAGGAAAAAGCTGAAGAAAAGGCTGTAGAAGAGCCGGTCAAAGAAGAAGAAAAGCCAGTTGAGGAAGTTAAAGAAGAGGCAAAACCTCTTACTAGAGATGACCTCAAAGACGTAGTATCTAACCTACTTAACACTGAAAGAAGCTCATCTAAAGAGCTTGAGAGTACTACTAATGATGTATTAGAGAAGTACTACCCAGATGGTCTATCTAACGTATTAGTTGACGAACAAAGCGGTAAAGAGCTAAGAACACCTCAAGATGTTGTAGACGCAGCTGGTGGTCAAATGTCTACTGAAGAAGCTGCACAGTGGCTTATGAATGAGCAATTCAAACTAGACAAGCAAGTTGATAAGATTAAAACCGATGCTAAAACAATAGCTGAAACAACTGTTAACTTTAAGCGAGACGCATCTACAGCAGTAGAGAAGTATGAACCACTGTTCAAAGCCTATCCAAAGCTACAAGAAAAGGTTTATGAAAAGCTGATGAAACAGGTCAAAATTGACCAAGATAAGGGAGTTGTCTTATCTGCACCAGATGTTATGGAGTTCTACTCTGACTGGCTAGAACCATACCAACAGGCGTATGAGTTCGGTAAACAGCAACCGGCCACTAACCCTGAATCTAAGCCAGAACCAGCAAAACCAACAGCTGAAGATAGAATGGACGTATCAGGTGATGGAGGTCCAGCACCAGTTAACGACCCAAATGATTTCGCACAACAATTAACTAAAGAATTAGCAAAGGGAGCATAAAATGGCCAAGTCAAACGAACCAAAAGGAATACCTTTTTTCAACATTAAGAGTGGAGACACTCACTACGCAAAGATGGAACCACAAATTCTTGCCTACATTAACAGCTCAGATATGGGTGTAAACGCTTCTCGCGGCCAAGATTATGGCTGGAGACTAGCACCAGAGTGGGTTAAATTGATTAAAGAGTTTCGTAAAAATTCAAATAAAATGTCTATTCTAAGTTCTAAGAATGATGGTCGCAAGGTAACTACTACGCAGATCCTATACAGTATGTACGGTGAAGAACTCAGAAACTACCGAGAAGAAGTTGAAGAAAATGCAAATCCTTTTGAAGAGCAATACTTACAGAACATCTCTAGTAGAAGTAATGCAAAAGTCAAAGCTGATGATGAATCAGAAAACACTTCTAAGCCTGACCCAAAAGAGTTAGTCACAGCTAAAAAAGCTAGTAATAAGAAACAGTAGCCATATCTGATTTATACTCAGTTTGGTTGTTTTCAGGGGCGAGAATAAACTCGCCCTTTTCATTGAAATAATATTGCAAGGCTGTGCATAGGTAGCGTAGTGCATCAGCTATATGACTTGCGCTGTTGTGTTCTGGGCCGACATATTCACCAGTGTTAGGGTTGAACTTACGCTTGTATACTCTCACCTTACGAGTTAAATCTGATGTAGTTGGCAAGTTAATAAGCATTTTAGGTAGCCAGTCTTTAACATAGCCAATACCAATACTTACACCTTCACGTTTTAGGGTTGAGACGTTAGTCATACCCTGCTGGTGCATATAATCTATACGTCGCACATTATCATTTAAGCTGGCCACGGTGCCATCGTGCGGTAGGAAGTGCCAACCATAGACATATGGCTTAGACTGAATAGCTGGTAATACTGTATTAAGGCCAAATTCAGTGGTTTCATAAGAGTCAATCAGCCGGACTTTGTTTTTATAATACTGGAAGAATAACACCACCATACTGTCAGAACGACCAAGATCCCACGCTGTATACACTGGATGAGCTGGGTTATAAGCCCACTCACCTATAGAACCGTCTTTATCTTTTTTGCTCATTATCTCACCGTAATAGCTACTTTGTGATGACTGACCCCAGTCCAAGAGCATTTCTTGTCGGTATTTGAAGTCGTTACCATTACGCAGGATGTAGCCTTGTCTACTCTTTTCTAGCTGTTCAGCGCTCATATACTGGGTAGCATCAACGTAACAAGTGTACTTACTATCTATCGTTTTGAACCTAAAGTGCATACGGCGCATAGTTTCACCGTTGATACCATCTATCTTAGGAGTACCCATATAGAGCATTTTACCGCCGTTAGCTTCCACAATCGGAGCCACCACGTTAACTGCCTCAATAGGCATATCGGCGAACTCATCAAAGATGTACTTCTTACCGTTGGCACCACGCAGCGCTTCTACATTAGTTGAACCAACGACCATAAATACTGAGCCATTTATTAGCTCCATACGCATATCATCCTCAGAGTTGGACTGTCTAGCAACCAACTCTTTTGGCATATGTTCTATGGTCTTAAACCCATCATCTTCAATGTTATTCCAGAAGTTCCTAAAGCCCATCTTGGCAGTAGGGTATACCAGCACTATAGTCTGGACTTGTTTAACTAAATCCGGCACCACACACTCAGCGAAGACGTGAGTAGTTTTACCACCTCTACGAGCTATGATTAACAGTAGCTCGTCTATATCTGGGTCGTTATAGGCCTCAGCTATCTCCGGCTGGTAATTTCTAGGGGGTAATCTGTGAGCTGGTATTTGCACAATCTTATTGTATCAGGTATAACAATTATGGTATATTTTAGATAACAGAAGACAACAAACATAATATATTTAATTGAAAGGACAATGCTCTTATGGCTTCAGCTTATGGCATTAAAACCAGTTCCATACTGGATGTGCCTCTTGAAAAGGCTTCTTATGTTGCACGTCACTTGAACGCCAACGGTGTTAACTTTACGTCAGCTCAAACTGTTAAAATCTTGAACTATGATATTAGTGCAGGTTCTCTTGGAACTTACGATGAAACAGCAACTTCACAAACAGTAACATTGGCTGAAACTGATGACCAGGATATGACACTTGCTTATAACAAGTACCAGTTCCTTCGTATTCAGGACACTTTGGAGCAAGATACTCCATTGGCTTCATTGGCTAGTAAGTTTGCACGAACTTGGGTCTATGAAAAATTCATCCCTGACTTTGACGCATACGCACTAACAAAGATAATTGCTGCACGACCAGTTGCTAACAAAGTATTCTGGGACAGCTCATCTGACTCACTCAAACTAAAATTCTTCAACACAGTTTCAACTGTTAAAAAGAATGGTGGAATGACTGGGAAAATGGTTGCTTGGATCCCTTTTGCAATCGCTGACTCATTCAAAAGCTTGATTACAAGTTTTGACGGTTCAGATATGGGTTATACCGCTGGTAAAAACGGTGTACTTGGCCCAGTTGACGGCGTTATGGTCGTTGAATCTGATGATGACCTATTCCCAGCGAATATGGATGTCGTTATTGCCGACAAGCGAGCAATCGTTCGTGTTACACCTAAGATGGACCCAGCTACCGGAAGTGGTATGAAGCTCATCAAAGATGTACCAGGACACGGTGGTTCTGAGTTGCAACTTCGCGCTAGAGGTGACGTATTCGTATTCGGTCTAAAAGCTGATGCAATCGCTACACTAGAAGATTCAAACTCTTAGTAGTAATTTACTAAAAGAACAGAGAGGCCTATTAACTTAGGCCTCTTTTTGTTGTACTATATATGTATGGCAAGCATAAATTCAATCAAAGCAAGTGACGGTAGTGGAAACGCTAACCTCGCAACAGTTCAAAGTACACGTTCCGGCGGCGCATCTACAATTATCGTAAACACAGTTTCAGGCATACCAACTAATTTTCACGCAAGTATGGGTACTCCCCACACGTTCACAGATCCAGTGACATCAGAGACAATAACCGTAATATCAGAAGCTACAGCTGTGGACTTTAAGGGCCACGTTGATGGTAGCAACCTAGAGATAGACACAATAGCACCAGGCTATACCGATACAGGTAGTGCAGTAGGTGACATTGTTATTATTAAACCAACTACTCAATGGGCTGACGAGGTGGCAACTATCCTTGATGTGTCTCACGATGATGACGGAACACTAAAAGATGGTGTAGTAACAAACGCAAAACTCAATACTACAGCAGGTGAATTAGGTGGAGCATGGCAGTCATGGACACCTACAGCTACAAACATAGGCGCAGGTTTACAATACGCAAGATATACACAAATAGGTAAAACTGTTCATTTTAAGATAAAGCACATACTACAGAGTGCAAGTGTTGCTGGGGGTGTTACCTATACTTTGCCTGTCGCACCTAGAGATGAAACTGGCGGTAGAACACCTATAAATAGCACCTGTATGTTTATAGACGTCTCAGCTGGTGCAACCGCTAGGTGGGTGGGTTTTGCACTTATGGGGGGAAGTGATGATATTGTACTGAACGCTATAGACACAGGTGGAGATTATGGATTTAGAGGTATTCTAAGCTCTACGATACCTTTCGCTTGGGCTTCCAGTGATGAGATATATGTTACTGGTTCATACGAGGCTGCATAGTGAAAATTAACATACGCAAAACTAACCCAACCAAGTACAGATTTAGTGTGCTGATTAGTCTTGTCGTGTTCGCTCATATAACCTCGCTTATATTTAGAGAGGAACAACCTCTTGTCTACAAGGCGTTTGAAAACTTCTTCCCATTCTCATACATCATAGGGATAGGACTTATT